GACAAAATATAAAAATGGATTATTAACTTAATCATCAAGGAGTAGAATATGAAACACTTGTGGTTAATATATTTACAATTTTTGTTTACTATCGGCCAATTCAATGCAAGCCCAAATTGGGTTGACAAACAGATATTAATGTGTTATACTAAGTTAGATGAGTTAAATGTTGATTATGCTAAAATCTATCAATTTGATAAAAAATAATAATGAGTTTTTACACAAATGTACACTGTCTGGGGGATAATATTTTATTCCGCGGCATTTCTAGTGATGGCCAGCGATTCAAAGAACGTGTAGAATATCACCCTACCTTATACATCCCGACCAAAGAAGAAACCAAGTTCCAGACACTTGAGGGGAAACCAGTTGGAGAAATTCAGCCGGGGACAATTCGAGAATGCCGTGATTTTATTCGTAAGTACAAGGACGTTGATAATTTCAATATTTACGGTAATGATAAATTTGAGTATTCTTTTATAGCAGAATATTTTCCCGAAGAGCATATTGGATATGATTTTTCACAAATTCGGGTTGCTTATTTGGATATTGAAACCGGATCCGAGAATGGATTTCCCAATATCGAAACTGCAAATGAAGAAGTGACAGCAATCACTTTCAAAATTGGTAAAGAATTATATGTCTTTGGCAGAAATGAATTTGTTAATGAGAGAGATGATGTTTATTATTTTCGTTTTGATACTGAAACGGCACTATTAGAGAAGTTTTTTCAACTATGGGATGCAAAATCACCTGATGTTGTTACTGGTTGGAATATAGAAACGTTTGATATTCCCTATCTGGTCAATCGTGCAAAACGACTCTTCAGTGAAAAGAAAAATCCATATCGGTTACTTTCGCCTTGGAGAAAAATTAATGCACGCACTTTGTTTGGTATGGGTGGCCAAGAACTTCAGGCATATGATATAATCGGGATAGACACACTTGATTATTTGTCGATGTATCGAAAATTCATTTATATCAATCAAGAAACATATCGTCTAGATCATATTGCATTTGTGGAATTGGGGGAACATAAACTTGATTATTCCGAACAAGGTTCATTGCATTTGCTTTATAAAAATGATTATCAAAAATTCATTGAATATAACATTAAAGATGTGGAGTTGGTAGAACGATTAGAAGAAAAATTGAAACTGATCGAAATGGTAGTTTCACTTGCATATCTTTGTAAAGTGAATTATAGTAATACATTCGGCCAAGTTCGGATGTGGGATACATTGATTTATAATAATCTCCTGAGAAAGAATATTGTAATTCCGCCTAAAACACATTCCAGCAAATCTGCTAACTTTGAGGGAGCATTTGTAAAAGAACCAATATTAGGAATGCATGATTGGGTTGTAAATTTTGACCTGAATTCGCTCTACCCACATTTGATCATGCAGTATAACATTTCCCCAGAAACTCTGGTTGGAATGCATTCTATAGATAACTCGGAAAAATATTTCTCTGGTTCAATGGTGGAATCTATGCTTAAACGAGGCACTGATACAGAATTTCTCAAAGAGAAGAATTTGACTATGGCTCCAAATGGTTCATTGTATACTCGTAAGAAGCAGGGGTTTCTTCCGGAAATGATGCAGAACATTTATAGTGATCGTGTAAAGTTCAAAGAGTTGATGATTGAAACCAAGAAAAAACTTACTAAAGAAAAGGATCCCAAGAAGAAGCAGGAATTGTCTAATTTAGTTTCTAAATATCACAATATGCAGTTGAACCTCAAGATTACTTTGAACTCAGCTTTTGGTGCAATGGGCAATGAATATTTTCGTTACTTTGACCAAAGGCTTGCAGAGGCAGTTACTACATCGGGGCAACTTTCTATTCGGTGGATTGAAGAGGAAATCAATCAGTATTTGAATAATCTATTGAAACCAAAAGAAAAAAAAGATTATGTTGTGGCTGTTGATACTGATTCTGTTTATATTCGTATGGATGATTTGGTGAAGCAGGTATTTGGGGAGAATATACAAGATAAAAGTAAAGTGGTAGATTTTCTGGATAAGGTATGCTCAGAAAAGATGGAAGATATTATAGACAAATCATATCAAGCATTAGCAGATTATGTGAATGCGTATGATCAAAAGATGGTGATGAAACGTGAGAATATTGCAGACCGGGCACTTTGGACTGCAAAGAAACGTTATATTATGAATGTGCATGATTCCGAAGGTGTGCGATACGAAAAACCACAACTTAAAATTATGGGCATTGAGGCCATTCGTTCATCGACTCCTGCTGCTTGCAAGGATAAGATGAAACATATTTTCAAGATTATAATGAATGGCACAGAAGATGATGCAATAAAGTATATTGATGATTTCAGGGAAGAGTTTAAAACATTGGAAGCAGAGGATATATTTTTCCCACGTTCAGTTCGTGGTTTGAGTAAATATTTCGATGCGGCCCAACTGTATATCAAGGGGTCGCCTGTTCACGTTAAGGGTGCATTATTGTATAATAAATTATTGAAAGATAAAAAATTGTTGAGTTCGTATCCTACCATCAAAGAGGGAGAGAAATTGAAGTTTGCTTATCTAAAAAAACCAAATCCAGTTGGGGCAGAAGTGATTTCAATTCTTAATAATTTACCAGTAGAGTTTGAGTTGAAAGATTATATTGATTATGATAAACAATTCCAGAAGGCGTTTTTGGAACCAATGTCGAGCGTGATGGATTCTGTGGGGTGGAAAACAGAATATATATCATCGTTAGAAGATTTTTTTGGTTGAAGGGAGTAATATTTTTTTCGGGTTACTTACATTACTGACTGCATTAGCAATATCTACAGTAGCAGCATATTATTCCATCGTGGGTTTGATGACCCTTTTTGCAGGCGCGACAACCGCAATTATGGTAATGGGTATCTCACTAGAAATTGGCAAACTCATTTGTGCTAGTTGGACATTTACCAACTGGAAAAGTTCTCCTGTTATAATAAAATATTATTTCATCATAGCAGTTGTTATATTGATGTTGATAACATCTCTAGGTATATTTGGGTTTTTATCACGAGCACATATTACACAATCCAGTCCAACAATATTGTTGGAAGAAAGAATTGATAGAATCGATCTCAAGATAAAGCAACGACAAACTCAAATAAACAGGTATCAGGGGAGATTAGATACACTGGATACAGCACTTTTGAGGTATATAGAACTTGGCGCAATAAGCAAAGGATTGAGTAAAATCGGAGAGATGGACAACGAAACATCTCTGTTAAAAACAAAGATAATAACACTTGAGGGGGAAAATGATGCTTTGACGGATGAGAAGTATGAGTTGAAAACGAAAGTGAATCTTGCAGAGGTTGAAACCGGGCCTATTCGTTATGTAGCGAGTATGCTTTACGATGAGGTTAGTGAGAGTGAGTTGGAGACGGCTGTGCGTGGAATTATTATCCTACTCATATTTGTGTTTGATCCGCTTGCAGTTATGTTAGTGATTGCTGCAAATATATCATTAAAAGATTACAGAAGAGAAAGAAAACTGGCAACTAGAACTATTACAATTGCTCCAGATTTGAGCGACAAGACAGTAATAGATAAAGAGAATGTTGCTGAATATACTGATGATGATGGAAACGATTTTAAAATATTGAATTGGGAAATGTTTAAGCGGCTCCCCGGAATGAAAGGAAAGGAAAAATAATGAATGACGAAGAAAAACAACAAGGTACAGATCCTAGAACGGAATTGTTTCAACGGGGTTTCTATAATTTTATGGGCGATGTGACAATGGAAACAATGAGCCCTTTGATAGATTGGATTATTGCTTCTAATTTCAGTAAAGAAAAGAGGCACAAGGAATTGACATTGGGGGTATGTTCTCCTGGCGGTGATTTGAATGCTTGTTTTGCATTGCTTGATGTAATGATGGGGTCATTGATTCCCATTCGTACTATTGGAATGGGTATGATTGCTTCCTGTGGACTACTGATATTCATTACTGGAACAAAGGGAAAAAGAGTACTCACACCAAATACATCAATTTTATCTCACCAATATTCTTGGGGTAGTTGGGGCAAGGAGCATGAATTGTTTGCTCGTATCAAGGAATTTGATTTGACTACATTGCGATTGATGAATCATTATAAAAAATGTACTGGTTTGACAGAAATAGAAATTCGTGAAAAACTTATGCCTGCACATGATGTGTGGCTTGATGCAAAAGATGCTAAGAAATTGGGTCTTTGTGATAAAGTACAAGAAATGAGGATGAGATGAAAAACGAAAATCATTGGCATGTGCCAGGAAAAACTGATGTGCAAAAACAACACATTGCAGCTCATGATATAATACAAATGTTGCAACGACACGCTGTGGATAAAGAATGGGAAAAATTTGATACTTTGTTGCTAGATTTGCAAAGTGACAAACATGATGATATTAAGGAATTATGTCAGTATCCAAACGCTAAAAAACGTCATTGTGAGTCATATTATGAAGGCAGAAATAGGAAATATTTTACATGGGGGGTTCGGTGAGTAAAAGTTATATGTCAGATTTGGCCAAGTCGGCAGGAAATGAATTTGGAATGTTAGTTGATGATGGTATTTTTGGTGGTGATGTAACGCAATGGATAGATACAGGTTCGTATGTATTCAACGCATTATTGTCTGGTTCGATTTATGGTGGTCTTCCTGCAAATAAAATTACAGCAATTGCAGGAGAATCTGCAACTGGTAAAACATTTTTCACATTGGGGTTGGTCAAGCATTTTCTTGATATGAATCCCACTGGTGGATGTATTTACTTTGAGTCGGAAAGCGCATTGACAAGCGATATGCTCAAAGAACGTGGGATTGATACAACAAGAGTATATCATATGCCAGTTGCAACGGTTGAAGAGTTTCGACACCAAGCAGTCAAGATACTAGAAAAACACGGTGAAATGAATGAATCGGAACGGCCCCCTTTGATGATGTGTTTGGATTCTTTGGGTATGCTATCAACAACAAAAGAGATGGCAGACATATCCAGTGATTCTGGTAAACGAGATATGACAAAGGCGCAAGTAATCAAGGGTGCTTTTCGTGTTCTTACATTGATGCTTGCAAAAGTGAATGTTCCATTTATTGTCACCAATCATGTATATGACCAGATTGGCACAATGTTTCCACAAAAAGTTATGGGTGGAGGTTCTGCGATGCAGTATGCTGCATCTTCTATCGTATTTCTCTCAAAGAGAAAAGAAAAAGATGGAACAGAAGTAATTGGAAATATCATTCATTGTAAGATGCAGAAATCACGATTGACCAAAGAAAACAAGAAGGTGGATGTTCTATTGACTTATAGGCATGGATTGAGCAAATACTATGGACTACTGGAAATGGCTGAGGCTGCAGGAGTATTCAAGAAGGTTTCTACACGGTTTG